TGGATATTTTTATGTGTATCCGGAATTGTAGGACAGAGAAATGAAAATAAAAGACCCTGAGCATGGCTGTAAAGGATGTATATGGTTGGATCGGGAAGGGCTGTGCCCGTTCCTGAGGTGTGTGAAGAAGAATGGATGGAAAGCAGAGAAAAGACAATGATGCTATTAATTGTGTTCATGATATCAATAGTCTTGATTCCATTAGGAACAGCATTAATACTTTCTCCGTTGACTGTTCAACTTGAAGTATGGTTGAAGCTGACGCTTATTGCAATTGGAATTTTACTGATGATCGTCGGTGTATCACTGAACATCTATTTTAATGCTGGCGTGAACAACTTGAAATAATCATCAATCCGATCATGGAGGTGTGGTGACATGTAATGCCAAGGAAAAGAGATCCCCGGCGTGATGAAGCCTTTAAGATGTGGAAAGAATGTAAAGGCGAGATCACGAATCGTGAGATAGCAAGACAGTTAGAAGTCCCCGAAAAGACAATTGGAGGATGGAAGTCAAAAGACAATTGGAACGGAGTACTCCAAACGGATAAACGGAGTACTCCGAAACAGAAAGGTAAGAAGCAGGCACGTGCGCCGAGCAAGAGAAGTGGCAACCATAACCCGAAAAACCAATTTGCCAAACGGAACAAAGCTGCTGAGAAATTCGGCTTTCTTTCCAAGTATCTGCCGGAAGAATATAAAGAGATTATGGAAACAATCGCTGGAAGAAAACCAGAGGATTTGCTTTGGGATCAAATTGTTATTCAGTACACTGCAATCATTCGTTCACAGAAAATTATGCTTGTGAATAATGCTGATGACTTATCTAAGGAGCAAAGCCAATCTGGATGGGGTGATTCTGGTGCTGATAAATACGAAGTAAGGTTCGCCTATGAAAAACAGGCAGCTTTTTTAAATGCTCAAAGCAGAGCGATTAGTGAGTTAAGGACATCCATTAGACAGTTCTTACAGATCACTGACGAATTTGACGAACGTCATCATAAGCTTGAACTTGTTCAGGCTCGTATTGACCAGATACGGGCTACAACGGATACCGGAGCAAAGACAGAGGACAAGCTAGGAAATCTCCTTGACAAGCTCGAGGAGGCGTTCACTAATGAGCCTGAATAAACTATATACGCCGAAACAGCAAGAGGTGCTCCGGTATGCGTTTAATCATGATTTTTTCATGCTGATTAATCACGGCGCCAAGCGAACGGGAAAAACGGTGGTTGACAATGATCTATTCCTATATGAATTAAAGCGTGTCAAACGAATAGCGACAAATGAGGGAGTAGAAAATCCACAGTATATTCTTGCTGGTGCCAATTTGGGAAACTTGGCGAAGAACGTCATGATTGAGTTGACTAACAAGTACGGAATCGGCTTTCATATGGACAAGTACAACCGATTCAAGTTATTCGGCGTGCTTGTTGTCTGCACCGGGCACAGCAAGATCAATGATTTAAGCCGTATTCGTGGTATGACGGCTTATGGCGCATATGTCAACGAAGCGTCATTGGCTAACGAAGAAGTATTCAACGAAATTAAGTCGCGCTGTTCAGCGACTGGTGCAAGGCTTCTGATTGATACCAACCCGGATCAGCCAGAACATTGGTTGAAACGTGATTACATTGACAATCCAGATAAAAGCATTGTTGATTTTCATTATGTGCTTGATGACAATACATTTCTCAATGAACGGTACAGGGAAAACATAAAAGCCACAACACCAAGCGGAATGTTTTATGATCGCGACATCAATGGTGTCTGGTGCGCCGCTGAAGGCGTTGTCTACAAGGACTTCAATCAAAAAATTCATTACGTCAACGAATCGAAGTTGAAAGATATAAACTTTGTAAAATATTTTGCTGGTGTCGATTTTGGTTATGAGCACTATGGCGCCATCGTCGTGATCGGTGAAGATGATCAAGGAGATTTTTATTTAATCGAAGAACATGCAAAACAGCATGAAGAAATTGATTATTGGGTGGATGTTGCAATGGGCGTGAAAGAGCGCTACGGCAACATCCATTTTTATTGCGATACAGCGCGGCCAGAACACATTAAACGGTTAAGACGGGAACATATTCGTGCAATTAACGGAGACAAGTCGAGAATCGCAGGGATTGAAGAAGTCGCTCGACTGTTTAAACAAAACAAGCTATTTATCGTCAATGAACGTGTACAGCGTTTTAAAAAAGAAATTTATATGTATGTGTGGAACGAAACGACCGGCGAACCTGTGAAGCTGTGGGACGACGTACTCGACGCTCTCAGATACGGAATATACACGAATAATCGTCCAGCACAGCGCAGGATAGGAAGGAGGGAAAACGATGAATCCATTTATTAAATATATCAAGAGAATTCAAGAAAATGGCATCACGGTTGAAACAGTACAAGAAATCATCAGCGATCACAAAGCCGATCATAAACGGATGAAGCGGCTTTATCATCGCTATATTGCTGACCAGAAAGACGGGCCGAAGATCTTTAATCGATCACCGATCGATTACGGAGCCGGGCCATCTAAAAACGTCTTTCGTCTTGATGACAAAGTAAATAACATGCTCAATAACAGTTTTGATTCAGAGATAGTTGACACCAAGGTTGGCTATATGTTTGGTCATCCGATCACGTATAGGGCAGACAACGCAAAGGACACGTGGAAACAGGAGATTCAAGACTTTTTGTTGCGGAGCAATTCAGCCGATCAAGATGCTGAATGTGGAAAGTATGCGGCGATCTGTGGATATGCGGCGCGTCTTGCTTATATCGACACAGAAGGTAAGCCGAACATTGAGGACATCGAGCCTTGGCATGTGGTATTCATCGGCAAGGACATCACACATCCGGATTACTCACTCTACTATTACCGATTGGATGATGCCGACAAAGGATCACACCTTTATGTGGAGTTCTACGACGAAACAGATGTCTACTATTTTGATGATGAATCAGACGGATTACAGCTTAAAGACCAAAAGGAACACCTATTTGACTATAACCCTTTGTTTGGCGTTCCAAACAATCAAGAGCAAAAGGGCGATGCAGAGAAGGTATTAAGCCTGATTGACGCCTATGACCGCACACTTAGCGATGCAAGCAACGAGATCGAACAGTATCGACTAGCTTACTTGGTACTCAAAGGCGCTGACCTCGATGAAGAGGATATAGCAAAGCTGAAAAAGACGGGTATCTTTGAACTCTATGATGAGAACCAGGATATTAAGTATCTCAATAAAGAGGTAAACGATGACTTGATTGAGCATCATCTTAACCGGCTTGAACAAAATATCCTACGATATGCCAAATCGGTAAACTTTGGTGATGAGGAATTTGCAGGGAACCAAAGTGGTGTAGCTATGCGATTCAAATTGCTTGCACTAGAAAATAAGTGCATCAACATGGAGCGAAAATTCACATCAGCACTTCGATACCAATTCAAAGTGCTCTGTTCAGCATGGGCAAAGAAGGGGCTATGCGCTTTAGATGACTATCTAGGTGTGACATTCACTTTCACTCGCAACCTTCCGGCTGATGTAGCTTCTGAAGCAACAACATCTGCACAGCTGCAGGGACGTGTCAGCGAGCGTACACGGCTGTCACAGCTATCATTTGTGCCTGATGTCGATAAAGAACTAGAAGAGATGCAGAAAGAGAAAGACGAATACGCGGCGAATCTGCCACCGGTTGATCCAAACAATCAGCCTAGTCAAAGCGAGGAAGGTGAAACGTGATGCCTGTCAATTATGATGAGAAAACAGGGGTTATGACCACTGATGAAACCGACGATCAATTTGAAAAAGCGTGTGAAGAAGCGTTTGCGACTCTCCATCATCTTGATGAGAGTATTAACAAATCGCTTGATAACTGTGAAAAATGTGTAGCAGCTGAGTTATTAGACAAATATATCAACCTTTACGAAGTACTAACCAAATGAAAGGAGGCGTGTGGCAGTGAATCAACAGTCTATTGATGCTGAATTAGATAAGGTCATTAAAAATGCTGAAAGCGACATTGATAAAACATTCGCCACACGTCTCAAAACGATTCTTAACCAAATTGCGAACATGTATCAGAAATACTCAAATGAAGATGGTCAGCTGACTTGGACAGATATGAACAAGTACAGCCGTTTTCAGCAGGAAATGTCGCTGATTGCTTCACAGATGACAGAGCAATATCAATACCTGCTCACTGGATTGCAAAGCATGATGGAGAACATTTACCTGCAGGACTTTATGAAGTCGTCATACTTGTACGAGTTAGCAGCTCAGTCAGCTATGGCCGCTTCAATCCCGTCATTATCCGTTATCCAAGCAGCCGTTAAGAATCCGATTCCTAAGCTGACACTGCCATCGCTGATGGAAAGCCACCGGAATGACATTGTTAACCGTATCAACTTGGAAATGTCGCAAAGCCTGATAGCAGGAGAAAGCTACGCGCAGATGGCAACTCGTATTCAAAAAGCGGTCGGATTCAGCAAGTCGAAGGCTCGGAATGTTGCCGTCACTGAAGGTGGTCGGGTGCAGACACAGGCACGCCTAGACAGTGCAGAAAAGGCGAAGAAGCACGCTAATCTAGTGCCTGTATGGCTTTCTACATTGGATATGAAAACGCGTCCTGATCACCGCAAATTAGATGGACAGGATGCAGATGAGAAAGGCTATTTTCATATCCACGGGTTGAAAGCAAAAGGCCCACATTTGTGGGGCGTGGCGAGTCAAGATTGTCGGTGCCGTTGTACTGTGATTATGAAGGTGAACGGAAAGCTACCCGATACGCGCAACGCTAGAGACTATCAGGACGCTGCCTATCAGCAGAAGCTAGCCGACCGGATAGATAAGTATATGGAAGATGGAATGACCGAGAAACAGGCTGAAAAGCAGGCAAAAAAGGAAATTAAAGCGCCGAATGTGACGATTCCATTTAAGCCATATGATGAGTGGTTAACCGGCAAGAAGAAAGCAGCACCAAAACAAGGACCGACAATCAAGATGCCGGACGATTCCGAACGAGCAGCTGTGATTGATAATTCATCAGGTATTCCAATTATTCAGCCGGTTGACTTGGATACCAGCCTTCAAACGCTCAGCGTCGACGATGTGAAAGAGTACATCAATCAAGTGCCGAAAGAACATCAAGGTGTTATCAAGGAAATTCACCTGCTTGACATGTACGATCAAGAAGGAAATACAGTGTTCAACAACGCTTCCGGAGGGTACGGCCTTGAGACCAAGAACATCGAAATGTACCGCAATGATTGGCTTAATCGTGATACCAGAGACAAAACATTAGCCGGAATCGTCCGCCATGAGACGGCTCACGCGCTCCAAGAAACGCTAGGCGATCAGTTCTTAAAAGACTGGAAGAAAGCGGCTAAGAAAGACGCTGCACACATCACAGACTATGCCAAAACGGACATCTATGAAGATGTTGCTGAAACCATTTCATACCATTGGAGCCCGGACAGTATCGAACGGCGAACGGTTGAAATGTTCTTTCCCGAGCGCTACTCAGTTTTGAAAAAGTATGGTATTAAGAGTGGTCATGATTTAGGTAATGACAATGATGATGAAAAGCCTAAATTACTCGCTGACATCAGCATTGCCAAAACAGACATGAAAGAAAAAGTAGGGGAAGACAATTACAATAAATTTGCTGAACATTTGAATGGGATGCAAGATGAACGAATACGGTCTCTATTTGAAAAGTACGCTGATCAAATGGAATTTAAACAGTTAAAAAATGAAACGGCATATACAAATGGTTCTATTGTACAGCTTGCTCAAGTCGATTTTGATGGAGACAAAGTTGACAATCCATTGCAAACAGTCTACCACGAGATCGGGCATGCTTTTGATAACATTGGACTAAGAACGATAACCGGGAAGAGCCTATATCCAACTGGAAATAAAATAAAGGCGAAACACAACAAAAAGACAATTGAAATAAGTGAATACGTTTCAGTAATGTCAGCTATGCCAAAATATAAGTTAAGAGAAACAATTAATCGTGACCTATGGGAATATGTCAATGGTAAGGATTTGCCAATGGTTGAAGATCTTGGCGAACGTCCAAGAAAACGTGCTGAAAGGGCAGAATGGAACGATAAAGCCTATAGCATATTAAATAAGAGTAAGGCAAACTTCGAAAAGTTTGAAAAAGAAATAACCAAAAAATACAGCAGAGATAGCAATGAAATATCTATCCTGTCTGATATTTATGAATCAACACCGTTCACGTTGAGGGATAATCCATTGGGTTCCGGGCATGGGAAAACGTATTACAACAAAGCTGGACATGCCGAGGCTGAATTCTTTGCTCATGTTGCAGAATCAATAGCAGCAAGTCAAGAAAGCTATGTTCTGCTGAACGAAATATTCCCGAACGCAGTAAAAACATGGGAAAATATCGTTGATGATATGTTGAAGGCTGGTGATTGACATGTTTCACGCAGAAAATGGCGCATGGGAAATAATAAACAAGGCTGTCAGTAAATACGAAACACACTTTGATGCTATTTTCCCTATTTACGAGTACACGGAAATGACATCTGGAAGTGGATATGATTTCTCGCTGTCAGGAGCAAAACGCTTATCTGATTTTATCGACGATCGAATAAAGCAGGACAAACCTGTTGCAGTCCCTGAAGGTTATGAAGACAGACTGTATTAAAGGGTGATAACAGTGAGTACTGAAACCATTTATCTTTCAATTGACGGAAAAACAGTGGTAACGGAAGAACAAGCCTATTACGTGATTCGCCGCGTCTTTAAAGGTGATAAGTTGGTCAAGGAGACGAAGGGAATCGTGAGGAGAGATGTGTGATGAAATGGTTCTTGATCTACGCCATTACCGGCATGATTTATTCGGCACTGACATTGAAAGGAAGAACATTATTTTGGTTCACTCAAGCGTTTAAGAAAGAAAAGATGAAAGAAATCATTTCCACATCTACAGATGAAATGGCAGACAGCGATAAACAGAGAATGCTCGCTGTCCTTATTTATGTTGTCACCATTTCATTGCTGACCATTGCTCTATGGCCGTTCGCACTGATGATGAGGATGATGGGGATCAATTCAAAAATGATGCGAGATGTGAAGGAGAGATTGCAGTGAAAAGGTTCAAACATGCAATTTCTCGATTATTACACTTGAGCAGCTATAAGTTTCACATCTTTCTTGGACGTATTGGAGTTATGGATGGTAACTACTGTATTAAACATCATTGCAAAGAGTTTCACGGCTGTTCTCCATCAACATTTCTGATATGGTGCGACAAAGTAAATCATAAGCGAATCTTTGAATCCATTATTTTGAGGAGTGATCACAATGGCTAATACAATCATCATTTCCATTCTTTCAGCCATTTTGTGTATCCCTGCTGCTTTTATCGGATGGGATATAGGTGAACGCCACGCACGTAAAAAATTCAATAAGAAGTGATTATGATGGCTAAAATCCATAAAATGTGTGACACACCAAAAGACATATTAGAGAACTTTCTTAAAGGTGCAGAGAATTACAGCGATGCTATTATAATCATTCGAAATCGCAAAACAGGTGAGTTTGATGTTGGATGGTCAACAATCCCATTACACGAACAGCTTGGGATGCTTGAATTAGCAAAGAAATACATGTGTGACATTTACGATGAATCATAGGTGATATGCCTAGAGAGGACTGGTGATCCTTTTAATCTCGTTTGAGCCGCGATAAGGCTTATTTTTTATGCCCTTTGACCTGCCGGAAGTCATTAAAAGACGGAAAAACAGACTTGCAGGCGCGTACTGCAAGGCTCAGGAGGAATTCAACAATGGACTTAAACGAAATAAAAACATGGCTGAATGAACATAAAAGTGATTCTGATGTATCGGCATATCTCGGAGAACTTTCTAAGCCATCTGTTGACGGATTAAAAGGGCTTCTTGATACCGAAGAAGGGCGCAAGTTGATTCAGCCGAAACTTGATCAACATTTTACAAAGGGCCTTGAAACTTGGAAGCAGAATAATCTGTCATCGTTGGTGGAGGAAGAGGTCAAAAAGCGCAATCCCGGCAAGTCTCCGGAGCAGATTGAGATTGAGAAGCTACGGAAACAGGTTGAGGACGCAGAGAAGGCACGTACACGTGAGAAACTCGTCAACTCGGCATTGAAGGTGGCTGATGAAAAAGGCTTGCCTAAGGGAGTGCTAGACTTCTTCATTGGCGAGAACGAGGAAGCAACCACAGCGAACCTTAGCAAGCTGGAAGAAACATTCAACACGGCTGTTCAAGCGGGCGTTGACGCTAAGTTTCAGGCGAGCGGACGCCATGTAAATCATGGCGGTGGAACTGATAAAGCCGGTGAGTTTGGTAAGAAGCTGGCAGAAGCAAATCAGCAGAACAACGAACAGATGCAACAGGCACAGAAAAACTATTTTAACGAGAATTAAGGAGGTTTAACAGATGAGTAAATTTGATCAAACAGATTATACGAACACGAAAGAGATTCTAAAATTCGCAGATCACTATGTTGCCATTTCGGTAACTGTGGATGATGCAGGGATTGTAGCAAATGCGGACGGCAAGAAGATTGTACCGGCCGGCACAATTATCGGCGGTGGTTTTCTTAGCAACAGCACAGTCAAAGCGGTAAAAGCAACATCAACCGGAGCACCATTGGTATCTAATGCTGAGGGCGTCCTGCTCACAGACGTTGACGTAACCTATGGCGCAGCATCCGGAACGGCTGTCATTCATGGATTTATCGACACAGCGAAATTGCCAGTAGCACCAACAGCAGAAGAAACTGCAGCACTCAAACAAATCACATTTATTTCCTAAGGAGGAATGAAAACAATGGCTAGTATTTTTGATCTTGTCAACGCAAATGACATCGGCGCGTACGTCGAATCTCAACCACAAGTACCCTATCTCGGAGCAACACTATTTCCGGCAAAGAAACAGCTTGGATTGGATCTCAGCTGGATTAAAGGCGCGTCAGGTCTTCCAATCGCTCTGAAACCGTCTGCTTTTGATGCAAAGGCAACGGTTCGTGATCGCATCGGACTTTCTGAAATTCAGACGGAAATGCCGTTTTTCAAGGAATCTATGACCGTTAAGGAACGCCTGCGCCAGGAACTGCTGAAATTCGCACAGAACCAAAACAGCCCGGCGGTCAATGCAATCATTACACAGATTTTTGATGATGCAGGCAATCTCGTTAAAGGCGCCAATGTGCAGCCGGAACGGATGATTATGCAGCTGCTGTCTACCGGAAAGATTGCTATCTCAGCAAATGGACAGGCACTGGACTATGACTACAAGATGTCTGATGAACACAAAGAAACTCTGACTGATACGGCTAGATGGAGCGACACTGAAAACTCTACGCCGATCCAAGACATCATTGCTTGGCAGGACACGGCTGAGGATGACACGGGTGTACGTCCTGCTCGTGCGATCGTATCCCGGAAAACATGGGGATATCTGATGGCGAACAAGAGCATTCGCTTGGATATGAATCCGATCGGAGGTCAGAACATCATTGTAACGAACAGCATGCTGCAGCAATATCTCACAAACAAACTTAGCATGACATTTGCGGTATACAACAACAAATTCATTGACGAAACAGGTGCAAAAAAGAACTTCTTCCCGGATGACAAGATCTCTCTGATCCCAGCTGGAAACCTTGGCAGCACATATTATGGAAATACGCCTGAAGAAGCTGACCTCATGGCCGGTGCTACATCGGCACAAGTGCGCATCGTGAATACTGGTGTCGCAATCACGACTTATGATGAAGCGGATCCGGTGAACAAAATAACTAAAGTTTCTGAGATCACGCTTCCGTCCTTTGAAACGATCGATCAAATTTTTGTGGCAACTGTTGCCTGAGGAGGTTTTATAAATGGCTGAAGAAGTAAAAACAGCAGAGGAAACGGAGCAAACTACTCCGGAAGAAAGCAAGCCAAAACGCAAAAAGGTTACATTCACTAAAAATGTGAAATGCGGCAACGACAAGCGATACAAGAAAGGCGAATCAGCACTAGTTGATGCTGCTCTTGTTGAGGACTACGAAAAACAAAAAGTAATTGAGTGAGGTGGTCATTATGGCCGTGCCTTCCGATTTGCTCAATACAATAAAAGTGATGCTTGGCATCGCAGACAATTCGAAGGATGACTATCTTAATATTGTGATTCCGCTGATTGTCGATGATGTGCAAGAGCAGTGCAACAACACATTCGACATTAGCAATCTGCCATCCGGAATCATTCGTTACTTGGCTAAAGCTTTGGAATTCGATATGGGCGATTCTCGCTTGAAATCTCGGTCTTTAGGCAATGTCTCGTATTCTTTTAACACAGAACTTCCGGGCAGCGTAGCGAAGCTCCTGCGCCCTTATAAAAAGGTGCGATTCCGATGCTTATGACGAAGATGAATTTCAGTCCCTATGATGAGTTTCCTCATAAGATCATTTTTCAGAAGCAAGGCCTTGTTTCGGATGGTGCCGGTGGTTGGATTGATGGTGGATGGACGAATATTGACGGTGATCCTGGAACTTATCCGGCACTCGTAACGGACATATCCGGTCAGGAATTTGGACAAGCCGGGCAGACAGTCAATCCGATCAACAAGGAGATTTATTTTCCGTACCGGACGGATATCAAGCCAAATATGCGTGTACTACTTGATGATGGGCCCATCGTTGCGATTAAGAGCCGTCCGCTCGATCAAGGAGGACAACATGAAAAAATGCTGATCCAAGTGACTGGGGATGAGCTAAATGGCTAAAGGTCGTGTCACGTATGGCGATAAGGGGTTCGAATTGACCATTGAGAAGTTTGAGAAACAGTATATTGCAGAAGTAAAAAGAGTAATTGCCGAAACAGCCGAGATGATTGTGTCTATTGCCAAAGCTAATGCTCCAACTGATACAAGTAATTTGAAAAAATCAATCCAAGCTGACTATTTCGATGATGGATTGACTGCTATTGTACATGTAGACGCTTCATATGGGATTTATGTTAATTATGGAACAGGAATTTACGCATCTGGACCAGGCGGTTCATCAGCTAAGAAAATTCCGTGGGTGTACTACAGCGAAGAACTTGGCAGGTGGGTTATGACTCGCGGTATGCGTGCAACACACTTCTTTGATAAGGCTATGACTTCTGGATCTATGCACTTCGCAAGTGCCATGAACAAATTGGGGTGATGCCTGTGCGGACGTCTTTGTTCGCTTTGCAAAAGGCTATTTTTCAGAAACTGACAAGCTATCAGCTATTGATGAGCAAGGTTGTCGGCGTGTTTGATGATGTACCACTGGAGTACATTGACACGACTGGGAACGCAAAGCCGACAGTCTTTCCATATGTTCAAATTGACTTATCGACCAACAATGAGTTTGATACAAAGTCATCATTCGGCGAGAACATCACGATGACGCTAAACACCTACAGCCGGTATGCAGGGCACAAGGAAACCTATGACCTAATGAACTTAATCTTTGAAGCTTTGAAAACGCCACTCTCGCTTGAGGGTGGCTTTACTATTGCTCGATTTGTTCCGGGACGTCCAGATGTAATTACAGACATTGATGGCAAATCGAAACACGGAATTTTGGAACTAAATTTTTGGATTTTATGAGGAGGTAAACAAAATGCCAGTAAGCGGTAAAAAGATCATCTTTTTATTTCAAGATACTTCAGCGCCGGTTGGATCTGATGCGTTGTTTCCTGGATTTCAAACAGATGGATCACACGATTATGCCGGTGATCTAGCTGACGAACAAACGAAAAATGGCCGCGTTCTTGAATATGCACAAGATGAAGAAAGCGCAGATATGACATTCTTTATGGCTACTGAAGATGGTGGTCAGAAGCTGCTTAAAGATGCGCGCAAAAATCATAAGAAATTGAAAATGTGGGAAGTCAACGTTGACGCTAATGCTAATGGGAAACACGATGCAACCTTTGCGTATGTACTGATCGAAGAATTTAACCCTTCATTTCCATCTGATGGATTTGCAGAATGTGATGTGTCAATTCAAGTGCAGGGACAGTCTCAAGACGGAGAAATGGACTTGGATCCGGAAGTTGTTGAACTGGCTCAGTATGCATTTGAAACTCCAGGAGAGACAGGAGCAATTGCGGTTACAGGCTTAACTGCGGCACCGACGACAGTATCTCTGACAGTTAGTGGTACGCAACAGTTGACATCGACAATTCAACCGGCTGATGCAACCGATAAGACAGTATCCTATGTATCAAGTGATCCGGCTATTGCAACGGTATCTAGTAGCGGTCTTGTAACTGCTGTAGCTGTTGGAACAGCTACAATCACAGTGAAATCTAACGCTGATCAGACTAAAACTGCAACTTGTGAAGTAACAGTAACTGCTTAATCAATGGGGAGAAATCCCCTATTTTTTAATTATATGGAGGTTAACTCATGCCAATTTTAAATATCAAAAAAAAACAATATGAAGCTAAACTCGCTTTTGCATTTGATAAAAGAGCGAATGAAAAATATGCGCCTAAGGATAAAAAAGAAGGAAACACAGGTCTTGAAAAGATTTATGAAGATCTGCTAAACTATCGTACACGTGGCCTATCAGCTTTTTGGGATTGCGCACTTGCTTACCTCAAAAAAGATCAACCGATCTGTGATGATATCAACGACGCTCTTGAAGTCGTGGTTGAATCAGAAGGGACGGAACGGCTATTTAAAGAGTCGTTCAAGGCGCTTGATGAATCGGGTTTTTTCAAACTCCAGCTTCGCGAATATTGGAAAAACGTGAACTCGATCGACAAAATGGTAGACGAGGAGAAAAAGGACGAAGTGAAGCAAGCGAACCTGGCCAAGAAAATGTTAACAGACCAGAGAAAAGAGATTCTCGCGTAACTGATTATCAGCAAATTTTTTCCGATGCAGCACGCCTATTAAAAGTATATGACCCCGATTTAATCATGTCTTGGACTCCAAATGAGTTCAAGGCTTTTTGTCGTGGCGCACAGCATGCTCAGGCTGATGAATACGATCGTATGGCAACGGGAGCTATGTTTAATCGCTATGCCACCAACGCGAAGCGTGCACGAAAACGCAAAATGTTTGATGAAAAAGAAGCGCACAAACGAATTGACCGGCAGTTAAGCAACTGGAAAGAATCATCGGGACGGACGGCACTTGACCATGATCGATATCAGCGATTGAAAAATGCTTTGAACAGATCGTCATTTCAAAAGAAAGGAGGGTGAGCCATGAATAAGAACCTGACGGCATTTGTCGGAGCGAAGATCAGCGAGTTTAAAGCAAAGATGGCTGAAGTGAGCAAAATCATGCACACTACCGCGACTGGAAACAGAATAGATATCGACGGAAATATCAGACCGGTGACTACGAAAATAGCTGAAGTTAAGGCAGAGCTAAAGTCAATAAGAGACAAAACTGTCGAGATTCATGCCAAAGTAGATAAACGATGGGATAAATTCGGAGATGATTTAGATAGCTTAGCCACTCGAATACGTACATTTGGAACAGTTGGACAAAGTGTTATCTCTGGCTTTGCACTGTCCATTAGTTCCGCTGGCGTTCCGGCTATTGCATCTTTAGTAGCTGGCATTGGTTCACTTGGTCCGATTCTTGGCGTGGCTGCAGGTGGCGCCGCAGCACTGGGAACTTCGTTCGCTATGGCAGGAGCCGGAATTGGTGCTTTTAGTGCGGTTGCTTCTGCTAATTTGGGCGATATGTTCGAAAAGATGAAAAAGATGTCTGATCTACAGAGTAAGATTGACATGACCAAAGATCTTAAAGAACGTAATAAGCTGTTGCAGCAGCAGAAAACAATCTTGGATAGTATGGACAAGCCCGAGCAGCGCGCTTATGAAGCCAGCCAGAAATTGAAACAGGTATGGCAAGGCATTACAGACCCACTCAAGTCTCAGACGGTCAGCATCTATACAAAAGCATTAAGTGCACTGTCAGATGTTCTTATTATGCTTAAGCCCACTTTTCAAGGAGTCACACAAGCGGTGGAAAATCTCGTCAATTCACTAAACGAAGGGCTTAAATCTTCCGATGCTATTAACTTTTTTAAGGTATTGGGTCAGACAATTGGCCCGAACCTTGAAACAATGGGCAAAGCAGGAATGAACTTCCTGCTTGGAATGATGAATCTATTTACGGCATTTGTTCCACTTGGACAGAAAATGAGCAATGGATTGCTTGGTATGTCTCAATCGTTTCTAAAATGGACAGAGACAGTAGGTAAATCGAAGGCGTTTCAAAATTTCATTAACTATGTAACGACCAATGGCCCTAAATTGCTGAAAATTGTTGGTAACTTATCATTAGGCATCGTGGGCATGTTTTCGGCGTTCGGATCTACTTCAGCTGATATGATGACATCACTTGTCAGTATGACAAACTCGTTTAAGACGTGGGGGCAGACGTTAGGGCAGAACAAACAATTTCAACAATTTATTGGTTATGTGAAACAAAACGCACCAGCTGTTATCTCTGTTATTGGCAACGTAGTTCAGATTATCGGAGCTTTAGCGGTTGGCTTTGCTCCAGTTGGAGCGGCTGTACTTAAGTTTCTTGTTCCATTTACGCAAATGATTGGCTCATTTTTAAAAGCTCATCCAATTATAGCAAGTATCATTGCGGTTATTGTCTCTGTAATCGGAGTATTCGTTGCGCTTGCCCCTACTATTATGGCAGTCACATCAGTTATCGGGGTACTAATCACCGTTGTAGGTGCAATTGCCGGAGCTGTGGGTGGATTCTTAGCCTTTCTCGTCTCATGGCCGGTTCTCCTTGCCGCTGCCGGTGCGTTGTTAGTTGCGATAATTATCAATAATTGGGATTCGATTTGGTCATTTTTGAAAGGATTATGGAGCACAATTGTGAGCGCCGGAGCTTCGTTGTGGAATGGTTTTGTATCCATGATGTCCGGAGTATGGAGTGCTATTACATCTGCAACCTCTGCAGCGTGGAATGGCATTAAATCATTCTTATCCGGTCTTTGGAATGGTATAAAATCAGTTGCATCAACCGTATGGAATACTCTAGGATCCTATTTTACTGCTGAATTAAATGCCTATAAAACGGTGTTCACAGCCGTTTGGAATACGATTAAGAGCGTTTTATCTGCAGTATGGACTGGTATAAAAGCAGTGGCATCTGTTGTTTGGGGTGCCATTAAAGCATATTTTATTGGCGAATTGAACGCTTATAAGACACTGTTTTCTGCTGCTTGGAATGTGATTAAAACTGTTGTCGTGGCCGTTTGGAACGGAATCAAAGTGGCTGCATCATCCATTTGGAATGGCATAAAGAGCGTGATTATCGCCGTGGCCAGTGCACTGCAAAGTGGATTATCTTCAGCTTGGAATGCAATCCGATCGGCTGCTAGTGCTGTTTGGGGAGCAATCAGAGGGGTTGCATCATCAGTATGGGGTGGAATAAAAAGTACTGTAATTGGGCTTGTTGATGGCATGAGAAGCGGAATCAGCAGCGCTTGGAACGCCATAAAATCGGCTACAAGTTCAGCTTTCCGTGCTGTTGTAGGCTTCATCAAAAATCCACTGCAAGCGATTAACCTATTTAGCATTGGCAAGAACATCATCCAAGGATTAATCAACGGGATTGGCTCACTCGCTAGTGCGGTTGGTAGCAAGATCATGTCTATCGCTGGGAACATTAAAGGAAAGATTCAGAGCGCTTTGGGGATCCATTCACCATCTCGTTTTATGGCCTGGGTCGGCGAAATGACCGGTCAAGGTCTTGTGAATGGTATTGCCGGTATGCAAAGCAAAGTGGCATCGGCATCGCAGGGAATGGCGCAGGCGGCTCAAATTGCGCCACAGCAGACAGACTTTAGTTACTCTAGCCAATTGTCGACAAGCGGATTAGATAGCGTACAGCAAGAGGTAACGGCGAGCATGGAGCAGACGGAACTGAGTAAACGGCCGGCGATTATCAATCTGCAAGTCGGTTCCAAAACGTTAGCAAAAGCAGTTATTGATGACATTAATAAACTGCAGGATAAGCAGGTGAATCAACGTGCAGTATTCGGCTGATTTCAAAGCACTGACCGGTGCCAATGACACAACTTTAATCTTGGAACGAGAAGGACAGGATCCGATTCGCTTAGACGAAATACAGGATCTTGTTTTTTTAAGTTTTGATGTTGATTCGCCGACACCAATCAACAATACCGGTGGTTCTATTCCTGGCGCTGACGGCGTGCAGGATCGTGGTGGCACCACTTATGGATCGCGCAATATGGTTGCACGGTTTATGCTCGTCGAAGAAACAAAGTACAATCTCGCACTCTTAAAAACGAATGTACTGCGTCTATTCGATAGTAAAAAGCCATTCAGCATCATTGACGAGGACAACCCGGGACGCCGATGGAAAGATTTGCGACTGTCAGACAGGATTGCGTTTGAGGATAAGGGGCCATCAGTTTCAATTGCTACCATTCCAATGGTCACGTTCATGCCGTATGCCTTCTCTATTGGCTCTCTGACAGACCTATTTACATTAGAATCCGAACTATGGCAGTTCAGCCAAAACATTCCCTTAGAGGACGCTGATGGCAATCTGATTGATTTCAGCTATGATCACATGGAAACAGAGTTCTCAATCTGGAATTTAGGCGATGCTGTGATTGATCCACGGTTTATTGATCTCATGATCACTTACAAAGGTGTATCAAGTGGACTAACGATCACGAACGAGACGACTGGCGATGAATGGCACTACGATGGCGAAAGCGGCGCTGATGATGCGATTGTGCTTGATGGCGTGTTTAGCCGAAAGAATGGATCGTCAATTTTTGGCGACACGAACCACAAGCTGATCACGTTGGCACCTGGAGAAAACAAGTTTAAATTAACAGGTACGCAGGGAAGTTTCGAGATATCATTCGACTTCCCTTTTTTGTATCTGTAAGGAGGTACAAAAATGACCGAACCGATCAGAACAAACAAAATTGGGTTGGAAATAAAAAAACGTCTTGAAGCGATCGACAATCAGCAAAAGCAAATTGATCAGTTGGTTATCGATGGAGACAGCAGTCCGGAATCTGCCCAGGCTCGAGTAGATGGCAGTGGAAATACCTATACGACATTGAAAAATCGTTTGGACACAAAAGATGCTGAAATCAACGAAAAAGTTGACCAAAATCAGTCGGACACTGCTGCGCAGTTGGCGGAAAAGGCGAATCAAACATATGTTGATCAATTACTGTCAATGATAGGGAACGGTGCTCCTAAAGAATTATTTTATTCGATTTCTGCGTTAAATACAGCTTATCCAACAGGTACAGAAGGCCCAATGCTCGTACTTGATAGTTCTTTTACAGATGGTGCTCATACAATGATGTGGAATGGTTCTATCTGGGGAGATGTGGGACTATATCAGGGACTAACCGTATCAAATGGCGCAATTAACCCTAAAAATATTAATACAGTGACACCAGACGTTAGTACAAACTTGTTTGATCCGACTGCGATAACAAAAAATTGCTATGTGGATTATAATTCAGGTCAAATAGTTACCAGTACTCTAATAAGCATTAGCGACTTTATTCCAGTTGTTGCTGGGCAATCTTATGCTTTTCCTATACTTGATGATAGTGGTAATACTTTATCCAGTGCGGGCGCTTTCTATACTTCTGACAAAACATTTTTATCAGGTATATCTGGAGATGGAGACGTTCAAGTTATTAAGGCGCCGGCATCAGCTCAGTATTTAAGGATAAATTTTGCCAATGGTAAGCTAAATAATACAATGATTTTTATCGGTCACTTACCGGATGAATATGTTCCATATGGTGGCTCTATTAATTGGCTCGTTGCAGAACGATATAAAGATAAAACTATTGAATCAATTAAATTATCTGATTATCAAAAAATTTATAATTTATTTGATAGATCGAAAGTTACACATGATATATATGTTGATAACACTGGGTCATTGATACCAAATGGTACAGTTGGAATTAGTGATTTCATTCCTGTTAATGTGGGAGATATTATTTCATTTGATTGTAAAGATGATAGCGGTAATCCTCTTACCTATGCTGGAGCGTTTTATAAATCGGATCAATCATTTCTATCATCAATTGCAGGATCATCATTATTAATGACAGTATCTATACCAGATAGTGCTGCTTATTTACGGGTCAATTTTAGCTATAAAAATATAGAAAGCTTATGTATTGTCAAAAATGATCATATTGATGATAACATGCGTTATGGATTTCAGCTTAAATGGGGGCTGACTCCTTTTAATGCTTTCTCAAATGAAGTGATTAACGTACTTAATCGGTGGTTTTCTAGTAAAATCAACGCACTAGGAGACAGTATAATGTTTGGCGTGGGGACAAGTATGCCTGACCAACGCTATCTTGATATAATTTCTAAGTTTTTAGGTGCCGATGTGATTAGAAATTATGGAATCAGTGGGACGTTAATAACTCAAACATCAGGCAGAAATGACTCGTTTGTAGAACGCTACCAGAGCATGGATGATGATGCGGATCTAATCATAGTTTTCGGTGGCACCAATGATTATTGGCATGAGACTGTACCTCTTGGAAACGATGATGAAAGCCCAGATCCAACTAATTTTAAGGGTGCTCTTAATGTTTTGATGGCAGGATTGCTAAACAAATATCTAGGAAAAGAAATTGTCTTTATCACGCCATACAGTCAGTTTTATAATGGGCATAGTAGTGATGATCCAAACGCTCTCGGTTTTACGCTTAAAGATTTTCGCGATGCGATTATTGACCGTGCAGAGTATCATGGAATACCAGTTTTGGATTTATATTCTGTGAGTGGAATGGATAATGGTCACAACGAAATACAGAGAAACTATTTCACTGTTGACGGATTGCACCCTAACGCGGTCGGCAATAGAAGAATCGCTAATCGATTGATAGGTTTTCTTAAATCGATATGATGATTCAATTTATCATAATTAATCTTGTGATTTATCTTATTTCGTAGGATAAAGGAGTAAAATAGGTATATATCTTTAAACGGGGGATTGTCTAGTGAAAGGAAAATACCGTATCTTATTAATCATTTCCATGGCATTAAATATCCTGCTGATTTCAGCAGGAGGGCTTTTTATTTATCATAAGGGTGGACTTTCTTATATATTTCAAAAATCAAGTAACAGATCTTTCCTTCTTAATCACTATATAGAAAAAAGCGAGTATGAATCCTTATCGATCAGTAATAAAAGCATTGTGTTTTTTGGCGATAGCTTAACTGATTTTGGACAATGGAATGAGGAATTAAAAAGACCTAACGTTGTAAACAGGGGAATAAGTGGGGATACAACAACTGGTTTACTTGACAGATTAAGTGAAATTGTAAAAGGAAAACCGAACAAGTTATTCATTATGATCGGGGTAAATGATCTTATTGCTGGAATTACTCCAGAAACAATTATCAGCAATTATGAAAAGATTGTCGGGACTATCCAAACGCAATCGCCGAATACCAATATTTACGTTCAAAGTATTTTGCCTGTCAATGAAAAAATGTACCATAAAAATTATCCGTCACAACGACCTGTTACAAATGCTGATATAGAGTCGCTAAATTCGTTGCTTAAAAAATTATCACATAAAAAAGAAGTGCATTACGTAAATCTACATCCATCATTCGTTAACAATGGAATGCTAATCCCTGAATATACAGTTGATGGCGTTCATTTGAACGGATCAGGTTATAAGGTTTGGACTAAGATAATAAAAAAGTATGTTCAATAAGGACACTACTGCGCAACAAATTGTATTGCAATTACCTTCTCTTTAATTGTAAAATATTAGTCAATTATAAGAGGGGAAGGTATCGCTTTGACTACTTGGATAAATACTTGGGTGCCCGTTATAAATGCGGTCATTATTGCAGTATTGACTTTTCTAACTTATAGAGCACAAGCAAATAGTTCAAAGTTTGAAAAGAAAAGTTTTGAGCTAAGTAAATTTTTGGTCCAAAAAGAAGAGAGAGAAAAAGAGCAAAGGGAACTTGAACGGGTTAAATATGCGGTGCAAAAATTTGAAAATATGGTTATTAATCGACATGCTGATGTATTAAATAAGGGAAAAGGATTTGAAAATTTATTTAAAGATGTGAGTGACAATAGAACCATCCGTAATTATGTTGATTTAAGGGATGATTTTACCTTGCCACTACCAAGTAATATTATTGGAACGAACGCCGAAAAGTATAAAAATATCCGGGAATTTTACATTGTCAAAGTTCTCGAAGAGCCTGAAGGTAAAGGATTATATTATGCCTTTATGAAGGATTATTTAGGGTTATTAAAGAACTTAGGACTAGATAAGGCGATCTTTCTAAAAATAAAAGAATATGTTGATAATCCTTTGCCAAGTATTGAGGGGTTCGTTAAAAAAGAAACTCTATAATCTTTCAAACTAAGAGCCTAACAGGGCTCTTTTTTTCATGCATAAAAGAGGTGATTCCATGCTTGTTTTACATTCTCTATCCGGCCAAATCGAACCATTAACAAGCGTATATGATTGTGTTCGAAAACGATCAGTAGACGGCGAATATTCGCTGTCTTTTTTAATTGATAGAACGGATCGTAATGCTGCGCAATTCGATGTGCTAAATAATAAATCACGCATTGAGTGTGATGGGGAATTGTACGTTGTGGATGACTGTGAGCGAGAACCCGATGGAGAATCCGTTACTAAACAGATCACTGCCAATCACGACATGTACGATCGTTTAAAAGCACAAACTGTTGAACAATCATACACGGCACAGAAACCGTTGAACGAGTGGCTTGATATCGTATTAGCTGGTACTGGTATTACTTATGAGATCATCGGCGACTTTGGATCAGAGCAGTTTGATAATTTCGGCATGGATCAGTCGATTAACCTGTTCAAGCAGCTGCGTGATCGATATGTCTTTGAATATCGCCCGATTGATACACACCTTGTTATCGCTGTAATGATCGGTACTGTAACAGACGCTCAATTCAGACATGGACATAACTTGCGAACATTCTCAGATGATTACGATACAAATGATCTTGTTACTCAAGTAACGATGTTCGGAGAATTAGACGAAGAAGGAAATCCGACAACATCAGTAACAGTTCAATCACCTAATATCAATGCATTTGACCGCGTCTATAAACTGGTCAAGAAGGATGAGCGATACAATAATACCGGTAATCTTGATGATTATGCTAAAACATTCCTTAATGATGGGAAATACAGTGCTAAAGTCGAGTATGAAGAACTCAAGAAAAATGGACTGAAGCTGCATAATTTTACATGGGGAGATTTTATCTGGTGCATTTACGATCTCAAGGGTATTGATGTTGACTTGCAACCTCGTATCATGAGTATTGAAGATTATCCTGAAGATC